GCAGCAAGCTGCAAAGAGTACATACACGTTAGCTCAAGGCCATTATGATCGAGGGGTAAACCGCCAATTCTGCTCACCAGATGACCCAACCGGCGCCAAAGGCGGATATAAAAACGGCGAAACGTTGTTTTATCCTCAAGAGCTTTTTACACCAAGCCAACCACATGGTGTTCATTTCTATATAAACGCTAGACAAACTTCTGTAGCAGCTGAAGATGCGGCGACAAATCAAGACATAGGAAGATTACAACAAGCACAGGAAGATTACAACAAAGATTATACAGCGGAGAATAGATCAAAAGCTGAACAATATGAAAACGCAGCACAGTATTCAGGAGCACTAGCGGCCGCTATAGGAACAGGATCAATGATCGCAGGTGGCGGCCTTCTTAAGGACTCATCAAGCTTCGGTAAGATATTAGTAACTGCTGCTAGTGCGGTTATAGGAGGCGTCATGGGTAAACTGATATCTAATAATACTTCCACAATGAGACTATTAAAATCAATTCAACTCCATGTGCCACAATCAGTAATGTCAGCATACGCAGCTAATTGGGACGAATCTACATTAGGAGCAGCAGGCATATTAGGATCAGGTAGAGCAGACATGTCTGATATAAAAGAGTTACCAGAATTTTTAGGTAGGGGAATGATATCAGCAGCAGCTAATATACCTAAAGCAATCGGCGCTACAGCCGACTTTGCAGCGACATTAGAAGCCACATCTAAAAAGGTGGCTAACCCATACAAAGAACAATTATTTAAGAGCATGGGCTTTAGAAAGTTTTCATTCTCTTATGTGTTTGCCCCTAGAAATTTAGGTGAAGCAAATATGGTTATGGAAATAATTGATACATTTAAATATCACATGCACCCAGAGGTTTCACCTGGAGATATGTTTTTAATCTATCCATCTGAATTTTCAATAGAATTTGAAACATTAGATCAAAACGGCAATGTGATACAAAATCCTTATTTACCTAGAGTATCTTCTTGTGCATTATCAAGTGTGAAAGCAACATATGGTCCTGACGGCTTCTTTAATACTTTCCAGGAAACAGATGGTATTCCAACAGAAATGGGTTTAGAGTTACAGTTTACAGAACTAGAAACATTAACAGCAGTAAGGATAGCACAAGGACACTAAGATGTATTTTAAAGCACTACCAAAAATGTATTATCCTTACAATGGAAAACACACAATCGTTCCTGATATATTTCGTAGGATCCACCTAGATAAGTATTTTCAGAATAGACTTAATTTATTACAGTATTATATTGGTGACGGAGAATCTCCTGAAATAGTAGCAGACAAATTTTATGGCTCTAGTAAATATCATTGGTTAGTTATTATTGCTAATAATATAGTGGACGTGCAAAGAGAATGGCCATTGAGTGATAGAAGTTTACAGTTATATATTGATGACAAATATGGTATCGATAATAAAACAGACGTCCACCACTATGTAATGGAAGAAGACAAAGATGTTATAGTAGATTGGGATGCAACATTAGTAGCAAATGGAACTTATATAGCTGTTACAAATTTAGATTATGAGACCGATCTAAATGATAAAAAGAGACAAATTTTTCTTTTAAACAAATCGTTTTTAAGAGATATAACTCAACAATATCTTAGATTAGTTAAGTAGTGATGAAATGTCAGCAACAGAAACAGTAGAAAATATCCTCAAACCAGGAGATGTCTCTTGTGATGAGCTTTTTCTAACGACTAATGATTTAACTCAATATGATTTCTCTGCTTACATGGTTGAATTTATTTTGTATGAAGATCTTTTTTCACCAACATTAACAGGAGAAATATTAGTAGCAGATGCTGTTAATGCAATTACTAAATGGCCTATCAGAGGCGGTGAAATAATAACCGTTAAATTCAGAACAAAAACTCTACAAGATCACCCAGAGAATATAATAGAAAAATCATTTCAGATTTATGCTATTGAAAAACGAATTCTTAATAACGATAGAGAACAATTTTACACATTAAAATTCTGTTCTATAGAAGCAATTAGTGATCAAGCAAAAAGCATTACACAGGCATATGGTGCGCCGGGTATGCTAAGATCAACACACGAGATAGCGGAACAAATTTATTTAGATCATATACAAGAATACAGACGCATTGATAGAAAAAGAAACGCCACACCCTTTATTGTAGGCGACACACCACACACTTCTAAAATACAATACACGTCTAACTTTTGGACACCGTTTCAAAACCTGCAATTTATAAGTAGAAAATGTCAAGGGGCAGAGTTTATAGGTTCGGACTATTTATTCTTTGAAACCAATAAATCATTTTATTTAACCTCACTCCAAAATTTGATAAAGAAACAATTAGACGTGGGCTTGTGGGAGGAATTTTCTTATACTCCTCCTGGAATGGATGTGCCTACTAGAGGCGGAGGCGAAACATTTTTAGCAAATGAACTTCCCCCTTCTTTTAGTAAAATAGAAGCCATAAGTATACCTAGGACAATTAATATATTAGATGGACAAGACAGTGGATACTATTCAGCCTCCACAAGAGCTTTTGATTTGTTTACAAAAGAGCAAGCTGAAGTTACATTAGATGGGCGTGATCAATTTGGTAGCTTTGTTCACACAGACATAGGCATTCCAATACCTGCAGGGATACAACGGAATCCATATTCATTTGTAAATATTAAATACTTAAATCAAGTTATGTTTACTGGTATGCAAGGCGGATTGGTAGACGGCAAATATGGAGATGCAGCCAACCCAGCATTACTAGCCAACAATTTATTTAGACAGGTTTATTTTAGTTCTTTCAATGATAACAAATTTGAAATAGACTTACCAGGAAGAACAGACATAGAAGCTGGAAAGCTTATTAAGTTGGTTTATCCTAACGCAGGAGACAAACCAACAGATGCAACTTATGATGATTTGATTGATCCTTTATTAACAGGAACCTATTTAATAACAGCTATTAAACATAAAATCGATAGCGCAAGACATACAATGAAAGTAGAGATTGTTAAAAATGGATTAGCGAAATCATTAGGTGAAGCAGATGATGGTAAGGTAGGAGCACAATTAGCATGAGTGAAGGATTAAAAAATTACGGTAAATTAAATATACCAGATTTTATTTGGTGGTTAGGTATTGTTGAAGATAACAACGATCCAACTTATGCCGGTAGAGTTAAAGTTAGAATAACAGGATATCATACAGGGAATAAAGCAACCTTGCCTGTAAAACATTTACCATATGCTATTCCATTACATGGCGTTACAAGTGCGGGCGTCAATGGAATAATGGAGAACCATTCATTATTACAGGGTTCAACAGTTATAGGTTTCTTTGCAGACGGTGAAGACGGACAAATACCTATGATCATAGGAACAATAGCCGGCAAATTTGCAACAAAACCTGAAGTAAGCGATACAAGTGGCTTCATGGATCCAACAGGTAGATTCCCTAGACTTCCAGACGAACCAGACGTTGGGTTTGCAGGAATAGGAGAACCTGATATTTCTAGACTTGCTAGAAATGAGGCAGCAGAAACACATTACTCTTTATTAAACAGAAGATCAACAAGAGAAACAGAAATAAGAACAGCTCGAGCACCATCGGTATCAGAAGAAACCGGCGATGGCATATTAGATGATATATCAGGAAAAGATTACGAAGGAAAAACATGGGACGAACCACACCCAAGAGGAAAATCAAAAGACGACGCCAAATACTTCGACGCAGCACAAAAATTAAGAGACGGTGAAAGTCCTGAGCCAGGAGATGAAGAGTGGACTTCATTGTATCCGTTTAATACAGTTAAGGAAACAAGAGCAGGCCATATATTTGAAACTGATAATACAGAATCAAACAGAAGAATTCATGAATACCACCCATCAGGTACGAACTACGAGATTCAAGATGATGGAACAAAGGTTTCAAATATTGTGGGCGATAACTATGAGATCATTGCTAAAGACAATAATGTTCTTATAAGAGGATCATGTAATATTACAATAGCAGGAGATGCTAAACTATTAGTACAGGGCGACAAATACGAAGAAGTAGAAGGAGATTATTTCTTATCTATTCTTGGATCAAGAGTTACAAAGATAAATGGCAACGATATTAAATCGGTTGTATCAGATGTAACCCAAACAATCAAGGGAAATAGAACAGTTCGTGTAGCAGTAGATGATACAGAAACAATAGTAGGAAATCAAACTATTAGTATAGCTAAAAATAGAACAGACTCTGTTTCACAAACAATTATCAAAACATACGGTAAAGATTTAAAAAGTGTTAAAGAGAATGTAGTCGTTTCAGCAGCAGGAACATATAAATTATTGGCAGGAGAAAATATATTCATAGCAGCGAGCGGCGTATTAGAAGTAGGCTCTGGTGATACAATGACATTAAAAACTTTAGCAGATCAAATATTAGATGTGGCTACAACTAAATCAGATACAATCGGTGGCACACTCACAGAAACAATAGGTGGAACCCATACATTAACATCTCCAACAGCAGCAATTACATATACTGGCGGTGAGATTACAGTAGCGGGCATTACACATACACAACATACACATACAGAAGTACCTGGAACTGGCGGAGCAAGCTCACCAACTCCTGGATCACAAGAAACTTCTACACCAAATGGATAAGATATGAGTTGCGGACCAAGCGAAAAATTAAAAGAACTTGCAGATAAAGTTCAAGCAGCCGAAGATAAGTTTGATTCAATTATTAATGAATCGCCTTTAGGCAAAATAAACAAAATAAAAAATGATGCTTTAGAGGATGTCAATAGTGTAATGGGCAAGTTGGAAGGAATGATACCTAGTATTTTAAATAAGGTTATAGCAGCAGCAGATAAGACACTACATGAAGATGTTACAGACTTTTTAAAAATTATTATGTTAGGAGCGATGAACAAAGACGGTATAGAAACTCAACTAACATATTTAAAAAATAAATGGGGTGGCATAGACTTAGGAGATATTAAAAACTTTGATGATTTACAAAACCTACTTAGATCAGGCGCTATAGATCTAGATAGTATTTGTAAGTTAATACCTAATGTCGAAAAGGAAGGAGTAAACGTTACGGTTAAAGCAACCCCCACTTCATTCCCAGATATAGATCCAGCAGCAATACTTAAAGGTGGATCACTACCTAAATTTCCAGATGCTAAAGTAGTAATTGATACAAGCATAAGAAAGAGATTAGAAAAAGAAGAATTTTTAAATTTAGAGATACCAGAATTCGACTGGTAGTATAAATACTAACATGGCAATAACACAAAAACTTAAAACAGCAAGACTATACAAAGACTTCGATATGTTGTTTACGAAAAATTCTCTTTCTGGAGATATAAACAAGAAGTTAGATGTGAATGCTGTAAAACAATCATTAATGAATTTACTTCTAACAAAGCCTTATGAAAGACCCTTTCATCCGGAGTTGGGTTCAAGACTTTATGGAATGTTATTTGAACAAATGCGTCCAGGAATGGAAACATCTCTTTCAAGAGCTGTTGAGCAACAAATAGTCAATTTTGAACCCAGAGTAGAAACAGTTAATGTAGATTGTAAGGCAAGGTATGATACCAATAGTTATGATATAACAATAAGATTTTTTGTAAAAGGAATCAACGAACCACAAGGCTTAGAGGTAAGTCTTACGAGGCTGAGGTAAATAGATGGCACAATTAAATGTAACAGAATTAGATTTTGACAACATAAAGGCAAACCTTAAGACCTTTTTAAATAGTCAAACAGAATTTTCAGATTATAACTTTGAAGGCTCCGGCCTGTCTGTTTTAATAGACTTATTAGCGTACAATACACATTATAATGGCATGTTAGCACACATGTTAGCTAATGAAAACTTCATTGATACAGCTATTAAGAGAGAATCTGTAGTATCAATAGCAAAAGCACTTGGTTATACACCAAGATC